GGCTGCTTGGTTTGGCACGTGGTTCAAGAAAATAGTCAAAAGTTTCATGAAGAAAGAAACTTACCAGGGTGTTAAAGCACCACGCCCCATTGCCACAATCAACGGGAACGACAAGATGCACTATAGCAGATATATGTATGCTGTCGGAGATGCCATGAAGAAATTAGATTGGTATGCGTTTGGCAAAACACCACTGGAAGTGGCTAAACGGGTTGCCCTGATTTTATCAGGTGCAAAATCAGCACTTTTCACAGATTTGAGTAAGTTTGATGGGCATGTCGGCAAAGCAATGAGATCATTTGAAGAAATAATGATGCGTGCTTTGTTTGATGAAGAAGATCAAACTGAATTAGTCAAACTGATGAAAACCCAACAACAGTTGAAGGGGCGGACAATGAACGGCATAACTTATGAAAATGAGTATGGCCGGTTGTCCGGCTCGCCAGAGACGTCAGTGTTCAATTCACTTCAAAATGCGTTTATGGCTTATGCCACCTACAGAGAAATGGGACAAACTGCCGAGGAAGCTTGGAACAGTTTAGGAATCTATGGAGGTGATGATGGAGTTAGTGCCAATGCGTCTAAGACAGTCTGCGAAAAAGTCGCCACTGGATTAGGCCATAGCATGGAAGCTCAAGTGCTACAAGCTGGGGAGCCAGGTGTGAATTTCCTTGCACGAATCTATTGTCCGACTGTGTGGACAGGAGGCTTAGATTCGTGCACGGATATCCGACGCGCCCTTGCAAAGTTGCATACGTCAACCAACTTAACAGTTCCGGCCGAGACCAAACTGTTTGAGAAGTGTTTTGCCCTTTCACTATCGGACATTAACACACCAATTTTAGGCCAGATATCTCGCCGCGCGCTCGAATTGCGCGGAAATCTGGTCTTTACAAATCTTTTGCAGAGATGGATGCCAGATTGGCAGAAAGTAGATGAACAATACCCTAATGCAAATGATATGAACTGGATGAATGATCTTCTGACCGTGCAAGGTTTGGAAGGCTTTCGCCTGACCGATTATCAGACATGGCTAGCAAGTGCCACGTCACTCACGGATTTGCTGAAATCACCGGAGTTCATTGATCGGCCACCAATTGTCGTACCACCAACGAAGACAGTTGAGATTAACGGAGAGCTACATAAACCAGCTGAAGTTAAACCAGTTACAGTGCCCGCGGCAGCAAGCGCGGAAGGAGATATGGAACAGGCAATCGCGGATTATAAGAAGAAGGGTGGACGCACCCAACATAATTTTCCCCCAAAGATTCACGTCGATCAGAGCCAAACAAGTAGCACAGCTGCACCAACTACTACGCTATCATCCCAAGATGGCCCAATCTCAAACACCTCGAACAGTAGCTCCCAACCAGGAGTTCTGGAACGCAATGCTCGAACAAGAAGCGAAATGTCTGCTAAACCGGACCAAGCGCCTCGCCCTCATTCGCGCGGAAGCCGTCCGAAAGGACAGTGGAAACGCAAACCCCAATAATCCCAACTCCCACCAACAAATTGTAAATTTACTTAGAGTAGAAATGTTGCGGTGTTCAGGTTATTGTGGTGAATGTGATTGGCGAGATAAGTATAGTGATATGTTCAGAGATAGTTTAGAGGATTCCGGGAAGCTTGATTCCGTGCCTGAAGCAACTGCACCCCCTGATTTGACTCGTTATGGAGTTGAGCCAAATCCGGGTCCTGCTAAAATGGCACCCAAATCAAAACCGAGAAAGACAACCAAACCAAAGTCTAAGGCTACAAGCAAGACTAATATTTTACACAATGTAAAACCCGGCTCCAAAGGCATCCACGGGAAAGGTGGATTCTTTGAAGATGCAGGCTCCTGGTTAGGAAAGAAGGCTGGCTCATGGCTAGCTAAGATAACCGGAGTGGGTGATTACTCGGTGCAAAGTAACACAATAAGTCATCCTAATGACCCCCCAATTTTGTCAAATACGGCGGGTGCCACAAGAGTTCAGCACAGAGAATTCATTTGTGACATTTCAGGAACGACTGGTTTTTCTGTGCGGCGATATCCCATCAATCCAGGATTGGTTGACACCTTTCCTTGGTTGGCGTCCGTCGCCGCAGCATTTGAACAGTACCGAATGCATGGCATGGTCTTTGAATTCAAATCCACCTCAGCAGTGGCTTTGAATTCAACGAACACTGCCTTAGGTACTGTCATTATGGCTACCGAATACAACCCTTTACTCGCGAGCTTTGCAAGCAAACGCGAGATGGAAAATCACGTCTACTCCACTAGTTCGCCTCCATCGGTGAGTGCAATGCACCCGATAGAATGCGCACGTGATGCTTCAGTGATGACAAATCTGTATACACGAAACGTTGCTCCAGTCACGAACAACGATATCAGATTTGCCGATCTTGGAGCCTTCCAGTTGGCTACAACAGGTATGCAAGCTGCAAATGTCATAGGTGAACTGTGGGTGACATACGACGTCGAGCTAATGAAGCCCAAGCTACCCGACGCGTTTGTTACAACACCAGTTACTCACTACGCCTATGATTTGACACTTT